AAACCGCCCATCCACGGCGCGTGCGGGATCAGGCGCCGGTGTAGTAGGCTGAGCCCCAGGTGGCGCCGGTGTCGGGGACGCTGGCGGCGCGTTGCCGGAGGCGTTCGTGCTGTCGGTCATGTGACTCCTTTGATGTGTGGAGTGCTTGAGCTGCCAGCGTTAGGCAGTCTCGATAGGCGTGATACTGGCCGCGCAACTCGTTGGTTGCGTCGGATGGAGCGACCTGCACCAACTGTGTGAGCGTCCGCGCGAGGCGGCGCGCCAGCAAGTCTTCAAAAACCCGCCATCCCGCCGAACCCACCGCCTCCCTGAGCTGGCCCGCCTCCGCCTCCGAGACCAACAGGTGAGATGGATTGTCCAGCACCGAGAGACTGAAGGGCGCTGAGATTGGCGGCGAGCTGGGGCACGATGTCTTCCGTGTTGCGGACATCAAACTGTTCCAGCAGGTCCTGCAGAAGTGACGCACCGCCCTTAAAGAGCTGTTCAGCCACTTGGGCCACAGGAGTGCCAGGCATCTGCGTAATAAGTTGGGCAAGTTGGATAAACCCCGGCGCCAGTTGTGAGGTGATCTGAATGAGCGACAATTTCGATTGCCGCATGAGTTCCTTGTTGCTGGTGCCCGAGGTCGCTGTCAGCGACACGCCAATCCCGTTCTCTATCGACTCCGAGGGAATCTGTAGGGCCTGTGCGACATAGGCGCCCTCGGGCATGCCCAGAATCATCGGGGCGAGCGTCACATAGGCACTCGCTTCCGGATTGTTTACAGGGTCGTTTGCCTGCGTTTGCAGGTGTTGCAACACCCGCAGGCCGACCTCACTCAACCCACTTTCCCGCAAGTCCGCAATCATCAGGTCAAGTCGCGTGTTGCCTTCCGCAAGCAGTGACTGAATCGTCGTCGCGGGCGTGCGTGACGGCAACGCGCCAACCGTGCCAAACTGGAGATCGGTCAGCCCGACACGCTGCTTCGTCTGATCGCCAAGATAAGCGCGGAGTGCGGCAATGTCAAAACTGCCGGGTGCCGTCAGGAACAGCGGGAGAATGTCATCCCGCGGATTTGTCAGGTGCCACTGCTTGCCGGGGAAAATGGGCTCGTCAGGAACGACATTCGCACCCTCCTTGACAGCAAGCATGGGCGCGTTCGACAACAGAATCTTGTCAACGTCGAAGTTCAGCACGCGCGAGGTGATCTTCTGCCAGACCTCCGCCATCTCACAGATGCCGATACCGTAGAACCCCTCCGAGCGCATGTATCGGATGGCATTGTAGGGGCGGAAAGCCATCGGCTCGTAGGTCGCACGGAGCAGTTCCTGCGTGGGCACATGATAGAACACCACCACGTCCTCTTCCATGCCATTGCCGGTGGTATCAAACCGTAGGTGCACTTCCCACACTTCGACAGGTGACTCGCGGCGTGCCGAGCTGGACGTGGAAAGCTGGTCGAGTGCGGCGACTTTCAAATCATAGCTGGGCAGAGATGTCTGCGCGTGCTGGATGATACGCTCGACACCATCACGGTCGAAGTTGGGCAGGACCGGCTCCTGCCCGCGCGCGAGCAACCGCAGTTGCGCTGGGCGCCACGTATGTCGTTCAGCCACCCACGGTGCGCCCGCTTGTGCGTCGGGATCAATGCTTCGCGCCTCCGTTGGGAGCATGAAGTTCGCAAGATGGACCTGATCGACGAACGGCCGGTTGGTGGTTTCGAGCAGCCGTACACGTGTCTTCTGCGCGTCGTAGCCCCACTTCTGGCGTCGCTGGAACGTCCAGCCCGTTTTGTAGATGCCCGTACCGAGCTTCAGCGTCTCCATGAAGGTTCGATAGTTCACGTCCCACATCTTCAACTGCATCCGGTCAATCCACGTCAGATAATCTTGCAGAGGCTTGGCACTGGGCATCCAGCGTTCGTTGAGCGGGGCGAGCGTCCACAGGTTGTCAGCGGCGTGAATCGTTTTCATCCAGCGTGCCAGAATCGGGTCTACATTCATCGCGGCAACCGGCACCGTCAATGCAGAAGCACCCTCGAAGGGAAAGTGTGATTCTCCCCGATCACCAGGCGCGCGATACAATTCCAGCCACGAGCGCCATGTAGCTTCCAGCGCACTGCGTTGCCCGAGTGTGCGCGTGAGTTCATGCGTGAGATACTCACGACACGCCCCAAGGCGTCCGGGGCCGAAGACCACGCGATCAGCCACGCGTGCCACCTTTCTCGGGGCGAGGAGGCGGGTTCGCCGCCTCGCGGTTCACCAGCGTGGTGTAATCGCGCTTCGGTGCTTCCACAGCAGGCTCGCGTCGCGGTGGTATCATGCGAGAGGCTTTCCTATGATGTTTATTCATGGGCTCCTAATGGACTGAGGACGCGAGCCGCGCATGATAGCTAGCCAGTTGCTGCTTGGAGCGTTCGCGCGCACTGAGCCCCGGTGTCGTAGGCTTCGGCGCCACTTCCATCGCGTAGGCAAGCGCGTCTAACACGTCACGGGCACGGGCACCCGGCCTGTATCGCAGGTACTCATCTGAAATTAGCGCAGTTTGGCTTGGATGTACATAGATGTCACCGTTTTTGAACGGGACGACCAGCCCGCCAATCCGCAGGTCCTTGTTGCGCCCGCCCGGTTTCAGGGGCGTGACGGCAAGCGGATAGCCGCGTTGACGGGCCTCGCGCTCGACCCACTGAATGATATAGGCTTGCTGGCCGGCGAGTTCGATGTGCACGTTGTGCACGTCCCACTGCTGCGCGACGTTCAGGATGTCAGTGATGACATCCTTCGGATCGGAGCGGTCGGCATGCACGTCCAGCACAAAGTGTTTTGCACTTTCCTGATCTGTGCCCAGCACGACAATCGCGTTCCGCGCACCTTCTTCGTTGGACGACGCAGCGGGATCGACCGCAATCACTTTGTGCATACTGCGCGCCGACACGAACTGTTTTTGGCCAGTGGCGTCAGTGTAACACACGGTGCGTTCATCGTCGGTGTACTGCCAGTAGCGAAGCCACGTCGGCTGAAATGTCGCAATCGCAGCACTCGACGGGTTATTCAACAAGTTGCAGCTCGCGAACTCCGGATCGGTGTACATCAACGCTTCAACACGCTCGGCAGGCCAAATCTCGGGAAACACGGGTTTGCTGTTCTCGATAGCACTGATGAGCATGACCGCGAGATCACCCACGCGTTCGCACTCGCGCGACACCGTTGTACCATCGGTCAACCGACAGCGAATGCGGTAGCGTACAGGCTCTTGCCCGCGTCCAAACGCCTTTTTGATGTGGTCGTAGGTGTCATCGAAATGCCAGCGCGTCCCGATGAACGTGATACGCGGGAACGGCTTGGCTGAGGCACTCAGGAGCGGAGGCAACTGATTCACCCAGCGATTCGTGCGGTGCATGATGTTCCAGTTGCCTGCACGGGCGTTTTCCATCGCTTCACGGCTAATGAGGTCATCGCACACAATCTGGTCATAGTGCTTGCCGGTGACGGTGCCGCCGACACCGATAGAATCAAAGGTCGGCTCGGGCCGCGCCGTGTCACGCACGAGCGTCGCGCGCGTCGCTGACCATGTGACATCATTGAAGTTCTTGGGAATCAACTCGGGGAACAGGGCGCGCAGCAACTCGTTCTGCTCGAACTGCTGCTTGATTTCTTCGAGGAAGTCCGCCGGCACGTCGCGACCGACGCGGCTCACGTCTATGGTGGGCTGATGGCGGTGCTGACGGCGTGGTGCGAGGAAAATAAGATCGCCTACGAAGGCGTTCCGGTCGGCACGATCAAGAAGTTCACCACCGGCAAAGGCAACGCGCCGAAGACGGCGATGGTCGAAGCGGTGCGGTCGTGGGGTTATTCGCCGTGCGACGATAACGAAGCGGATGCGATCGCGTTGTTCCGGTTGAAGGCGGTGGCGCCTTGACCCGTCATGCCAAAACAGCGAAGCGACAACCGTCCGAGCAGGACCGGCTACAAGCT